CCATGGACCTGATCCACGAGCATCGCGCCCATATCCAGGCGCACCCGCCGCAATTCCCGCACTCGATGGTCGATCCCAGGGACGAGGAAATCGCCACCCGCCCCGACGCCCGGGTGCATAAGCCGGAAGGCTACAGCCCGGAGGATGAATACCACGGCTCCTATGAGGTGGTGAAGCACCCCGACACTGGCAAGTTCCACGTCATCGACAATGCCGGGCGCAATGCGGGCCACTGGAACGGCTTCGGCACTCAGATGCAGGCCGAGCGGTCCCGTGACTACATCGAAAAGCGCCAGCGGTCCAAAGAGATTGGCAAGGGCATCGCGGAGAAATTGTTCGGCGATGTCATGGAAATCATGGATCCGGGCGGCACCCCGGAGTCCCGGCAGTCCGAGCGTAACCTGCACGACGCCCAGGAGCTGATGACCCGGTACGAGGGCGGCCGGGGCCAGGTGAAGATGGATCCCGAAGACGAGGGCGGCGCCCCGTATTACGAGCGGCACCATTACCTGCCTGATGGCCGCAAGTCGGGCTGGTATGCCAAGCATTACGGTGGCACCCATTTCGGGATTTACCACATGGCCACCGGGGATACTGCCCATGAGGAAATCATGGGCCTGCCCACGGCTCCCGGGGAGGACTACAAGCTGCATCCTGATTACGGCGAGACTCACCTGGCCCGGGACCTGAAGCAATGGCATGGCGAGGAGCACGGCACCCGCCATTACTACGAGAACGAGCAGTACGGCCGGCAGAACGAGCCGCGCATCTGGCGCTGGCGCCGCCGCCAGGGCCTGGCTTCCCGCCGTCAGGGCCGGTACCTCACCGAGCAGGAGGCCCGGGACGCGGCCCGCTCGGCAGGCGCCCTGGCCGCAGCCCCGCAGATGCTGGCCGACGATGGGCCGCTGGAGGAGAAGACCGGGCTGGTCTACAAGTCCCCCGCCGACCACCCGTTCTTCCTCGCCCACCCGCTGAGCGTGGACAACCTGCTGCACGGCTGGCACGACTCCACCAATGACGAGAAGACCGAGGGCAAGCACTGGTACCCGGACGGGCACTACGTGGCCAAGCAGCTGGGCGGCGGGGACGCGGCGCTCGGTGGCGGGATGATATCGGCCTATTCGCCGCTGACCCACTGGCCGGCCAACCTGTTCCACGCCGCCCGGTCGATCCGGGAAGGCCGCGCCGTGGGCCCCGGCGAGGGCCTGAACGTCATGGAGTCCCATCAGGCCAGCGGGGCCAGGATCCTGGCGGGCATGCACCATTCGGAGGCGCTGAACGGGCCGAAGACCAAGGCCTTCGCGCACATGCTGGAGCACGGCCGCCAGACCCCCGAGGATATCGAGGCGGGCACGCCCAAGGTGGTGGTGGACCGGCATGCCATCTCGGCGGCAGCCGGGCACCGTGTCTCCGATGAGGAAAGGCTGCCGATCGGCCCGGGGAAAGAGCGGTATTACAACCACGTCGCCGGCATGTACGTGGGTGCCGCCAAAATCATCTCCCAGCAAGAGGGCCGGGAAGTCACCCCTGAGCATTTGCAGGCCACTTTGTGGGTGCGCCAGCAGCGCAAAAACTATGCCGAGGACAGCCTGCTGGCTGAAAACTCCGCCAAGCAGCGGGGCCAGTTCAGCGGGCGCCATACCCGGTACCGCAAGAACTGGCATCGGTGGGATGAGGACGTTACCGAGCACGGCCTGGAAGCACCGCCGAACCTGCACCTGACCCCCGGGCTGCCGCACCCCTACGGAATGAGGAAAGCAGTGAAGACGGCTGCTGACGACAGGATCACCGCGCCGCCGTATGTGGACACCCTGCGCCAGGAGCAGTGCCCGGTGTGCGGGGAGTCCTCGGTGTGGACCGGCCAGCGCTGCCCGGTGTGCGGGTTCGTGGCGCCGCCCAGCCTGTTCCGGGATCCGGACACCTCCAAGGCCATGCAGATGCGGGATCAGATGGAGAACGACCCGTCCCAGTTCCCGCAGGGCCCCGCCGATGAGGCGATGGGCTCCTTCCCCGACGCCGACAACCAGCTTTTCCACCCCGACCAGCTGACCCCCAATGGCGTTCCGGTGCCTTCGGGGAATGCCCCCGATGGATTGCCTCAGGATGAAGAAGAGGAATTGCAATCACCGGAGGAACTAGAGCAGCAAGGCGGACAGGAAGAGCCGGAAGACGCCGCAGCGATGGCTGAAGGCGAACAGGAAGAGCAGGAAGAAGAGGGCGCGGCCCTGGTTTGCCCGGAATGCGGGACGCAATTCGGCCCCGATGATGAGGGCGCGGAAGAAGGCGGCCCGTGCCCGGCGTGCGGGAAAGGAATCCTCCAGGGCGCAAGTCCTGGGAAGGAGCAGGACTCGGCAGCAGGAGGAAAAGTCATGGCCGGAAGTGCCCACACTGCGGCGATCAGGGCACAGCAGAGCCTGATCGAATCCCAGGGCGCCACGATCATCCGCCAAGGGCACCTGATCGACAGTCTCCAGGCGCAGCTGCGTTTCATGGCCGAGCTGGCGGGCGTGGCTCCCGAGCTGCAAAGCATTCATGAGGCGTCGGTGCGGCGGACAGCCGACATCAACAACCCCGGATCCCCGGTTCCCGATCCCCCGGCCGCGCCGCCGACGCAAACCACCGAAGAGGCTCTTGCCTCGGGCGGATATGCCCCGGGCGGCCATTCCGGCGCCCCGCCGCGCGGCACCGGGCACACCGAGGACGACCCGCAGCGGCCCGGCACCACGCCGGGCTCCACGGAGAATGTCCCGGCCGCGCTGACCACCACGCCGATCACCCCCGGCGTGGAAGACCAGACGCCCCCGGCGACCAACCTGATCGACGTGACCGCGCCCATCGTCGGCACGGGCGGGGACTCCAACCCGATGCCCGGCATTCCCCAGCGGCGGATCGAGACCGACGTGCGCATCGACCCGGATCCGCTGAAGGCGTCCGGGCCGGGCATCGGCGGGGTCGGCAACGACGGCACCGCGTTCCCCTGGGTGATCGGCGCCCGGGAGCATGAAGGCCTGCAAGCCACCGCCTCCCATCCGGCCGCAGAAGCCCCTCAGGGGCCGCCCAGCGAGCCGGGAGACGCTTCCGGGGCCCGGGTGATGGCATCCATGCGGCTGGCCCGGCTGCGCGTCCAGGCGGGCCTGGCGGCCGGGGACGACCTGGAAGTGTGCGCGGCGATCGAGCAGTCCGATCTGGGCCTGCACGACATCGAGCACGAAATTCGCATTCTGTCTCAGGTCGCCCAGCGGCAGCCGCCGCCTCGTTCCCGCCCACGGCCGCAAGGTCGGCCCGTTACCGGCGCTCGTGCCGCACCGGCCATGTCCGCCCCGCCGCAGCCCGCATATAGCACCAATGGCGGTCCTGTTGACGCCGAAGACATCTTCCTTGACTGACCCGGAAAGAGACAGAGGAACGCCCAGGCGCCCCCCTGAAGGAGAGCTGGAAACATGATCCGCACTTACATGAGCAACAGCTACATCAAGCGGACGATCCGGCCGCTGTACGCCTGGACCCAGGCGACGCCGAAGGCGTGTTTCCTCGATCCGAACTGGACCCGGGCGGTGCCAATTTGGCCCGGCATGGGATTCATCCGCACGGGCGGCGACCTGGTGACCCTGTGCGGTGCCACGGGCGCGCAGATGAGCGGCGCCACGATGAGCGCCGTTGCCGCAGCGACCCCGGTTTACGGGCTCGGCGCTTTGTATGTGGGCGGGGACGGCGTCGATGAGCTGCTTTACGCGGGCATCAACGCATTCGCCGTGTGGGTGCTCGGGGCGGACGCGGAATTCGAGATTCTGGCCCCGGCATTTGACGCCGCCCAGACCTGGACCGACCCCACCGATGGATCCGGGTCGGCGATCGTCGGCGTCTCCCTGTCCGGCTCCAACCAGGGGATGCTCGTGCCCTGGGTGGCAGGCGGTTCGGCGCCGGTCGCCCGGCTGCTGAAGGTCAACTCGCCCACCAAGATCACCATCGGCGGCCTGGAGCCGTTCAGCGCAGCTGAGCTTGCCCTGGCCACCAGCGGCGTGACTGGCCGCGACTGACCACCGGCTGTTCCTCGGCAAACCACAGGAAAGGGAACGCTATGTACGAACTGGCCACCACTGCACCGGCCGGGCAGCTGGCACCCACCTTGCCGGCTGGTGGCGGCCTGCGTCCCCGGGTCGCCGCGCGCAAGAGCGACGACTATGTGGCATCGATCGTCGCCAAGCGGGAAGCCAACGGGAATGTCCCGGCGACCCGCGAGGCGAAGGTCCGGAAGATGGCCCTCGTCCTTTCGGACGAGATGCACGGCTTCCGGCGCCTCGGCGTGGGAATGGTCGGGCCCATCCAGCTGAAGCTGCGCTATCAGGGCATTGTGCGCAATGTCCTGGTGGAGGACCCGGTCACGCCCGGCACCCCGGTCGAATACGACGTGTGGGACGACCTCGGCCAGGCCTACATCATGTCCGGCACCGAGGGCGAAGTCCGGATCACGCCGTTTGAGGGCAAGCGCGTGCCGGTGCGGTTCTTCCGCATTGCCTCGCGCCCGGCGATCCGCAAGGAGGACCTGTTCTACCTGCGGATCAACGCCGTCGAGCAGGCCCAGGACG